AGGAGCCAGTCCACAGCCGCCATCGCGGAGTCTGCGTCCGATGCCCGCATGACAGAGTGGTCGCCCGTGTAGAGGTCCGCGCCGCCTTCCATGTCGAGCAGCGCCACGCCTGGAAACTGGAGCGCGAGCGTCGTCTTGCCCGAGCCCGTGCCGCCGTAGACAAGAATCTTGAGCCGCTTTATCAGCGCCTCGGCCTTCTGGAACGGGGAGCCCGTCCCGAACTTACCCTGATCCGTTCCCATCTTCGCGTCTCCTCCGGTTAGGACTGCTCATCGGTCTTGCTTACCCGTGCTTCTTCATCTGCTTCACGAACGCCTCGGCCTTCGGGTTGTCAGACATGAACGCGAGCGCGTCGTTGATCTCGGCAAGCTCTGTCTCGATCTCGGCCTTGCGATCTTCCATCTTCTGACGAAGCGTGCGCTTGTCGGGCTTCTCAGAAACAGCGGGGTCGAGCCAGTACCGATACATCGTGTTGTATTCGGACACCCTCTTCTCCTTTCGGCTTGAGAACATGATTACTTCTTCACCTCCAGCGTCGCGGGCTTGACCACGATCTTTCCCTCAACGTGCATCCGCAACACTGCACGAAGGAACTCGGACCAGGACCGGAAGTCGTCCTTCCGAGCCTGCTCCTGTGATGCCTTCAGCAAATCCGGGTGCCTGCGTAGTGCCTTCGCCGCGTAGACCGTGATCGGCGTCGGCTGCTTGTGTGTGCTCATGCGGGGAATATAACGGATGGTTATGCGGGTGTCAACAAGAAAAGTGAGGGGAGGGCAAAGAAAATCCCCGGAGCGTGGGATGCTCCGGGGACGGCGTTACTTAGCGGCCGACTGCTTCGTGGCCCGACGATTCAGGATGTTCGCGATGGCGAGAAACAGGATCGGGCCAGATGTCTTGAAGTCCGACCACTGGAATCCATCCGGCAATTGATCGAGGAGCTGTTGAATCCCAAGAATTGCCGCTGCCGCAGACGAGATGTATGTCTTCGCGCCCTTCAGGAACTTGCCCATGATTGTCCTCCTACTTGAGATACGCCAGCACCAGCGGAACGCCGATGAGCGTGATGATCGCGTTGATAACGATGACGATACCGCTCCAACGCGCGACGAGAAGGCGTTGATCGGTGACGACCTTCTCCATATCTTTCATGCGCCCCTCCAGGTTGTCGAGTCGGTACTGGATGAGGTCGTCCTTCTGCTCATCTGTCATCGCCACCTGTTCCGGGGTGTGAGGGTAGGCTGTCGATGATCTCGCGCTTCGCTGCGTCTATGTGAGAGTGAAGGCCATCAACCCAATGCTGAGCGTTCGTGCGATAAGCCTTGTCCTCGATCCGCTCGGCTGTCGAGAACATGAGGATAACAGAGAGAAAGACGCAGGCGGAAAACTCAATCGTCGGCTGCCAGGATGGAGGGATCGGCTTCATCGTCTCGCTGCCTTTCTGCGATTGATGGCGTCTTGGAAGGAGCCGGGCTTGGTAGACGACTCATTCGATAAGTCGGGCATATCCACATCAAACCCGAACACCGGCTCTCCCTTCGCCGCGCGCCTTGCCCACGGTACGATCGGCCCGAGCGGTAGGCGACTCACAATCGGCAGTGTCGCATCCTTCTCGCCAGTGACGACCCCGCGAATGTCGCCATAGGCACGGCCCACTTCACGGATCGGGACCGGCGTCACGTTTCCTTCAAGCACGTTAGAGATGAGCCCGAGTCCGCCCATCGACTGCACACCGTTGAGTGCCGTCTCGATCTTCGCGTAGTGGTCGAGCACCTTCGCCGGAAGCTCGTTCCGCTTCTCCGCGTTCGTGAGGTACTCGTGGAACTCCTTGACATCCTCTTCGCCAGAAACGAATCGGCGGATGTAGTTCACGGCAGGACCGAACACCAAGCCTGATCCGAGCCACGCAACGGCGGGGGCGACATCCCCCTTCGCAAGCCCGCCGATCACCTCGTCGCGCACGAAGCGGCCGTAGTTGAAGGTGAAGCTCTGGAACTGCGCCATCGCCTTGCCCGTAGGACCGACCCACGAGAGCGGGAGCGCGGTCGGGTCCGCGCGGAACTGCGTCAGCCTCGCGAACTCGTAGCCCATGCGGTCGAGTATTTCCTTCGGCACGGGCTGGCCCGACGCAGCCGTCTTGACGAACGCCTCGGCCAGTTCCGGCGACGCCTGGAGGAGTCGCGCAGATTCGCGGATGGCGTCCTTCGCCTGCTTCCCGTTTGTCGCGATCTCGCGCGCCAAGTCCTCGCCGTAGAGTCGGCCAGCAATCGCGGAGATGAGGTTGTTCTGATGCTCCGTCGCCGAGAAGCCAGTGTACTTGAGGACGCCGCGCGCGAACTCGGATATGACTCCGGTATCGCCGAGGCTCGCAATCTCATCGACCGAGGAGTTGTAGAGCGCGCCAATGGAACGAGCCCATGCCGTCTCCTCCTCGCGATTCTTGAATGAGCGGCCGACCGCCTGAGCGTAGTTCACAAGTCCGTTGATCGCCGAGCCCGGCCCCTTGCTCACGCTCTTTGGCAAGGTCGTGGCAAGCGTCTGGAAAGCGTTGGAGACGACCGCTCGACCCAGCTTGTTCGCGGCGTTCCAGGATCGCCATGCGGTCAGGAGCGATGCCGTCTCCTCGTCGAGCGGGTTGCCCGACCACGCCGAGAGCAAGTGCTCGCGATGGTCGAGCGCGTACTGCTTCATCGCAGGATCACGAACGGTCGCGAGCCACTCATCGAGCTTCTCCGCGTTCGGACCGAACTGCTTGGCGTCGGCGATGCGGAACGCCGTCTGCTCGTTGTAGCGAGCGTAGGCACGAGCCAGGTCGCCGGGCTTGTAGTTCTTGCTGCGGTAGTCGGCGATGAAGCCGGGAAGGTTGATGTCGCGCGGGTTCTCGACGTTCGGAGCACGCGAGATCGTGTTGGTGCCTTGCCCGACACGCGAGATGCGGTCGTTATGGATGTCGGCCATCACCGAGAGAAGCGCCTTGTCGGGCGGAATCTTGTCGGCAGGGTATCCGCTCTCGACATAGAGCGCCTTCAAGTCAGCGAGTGCGCCCGCCTCATCCTTCCGCTGATACTTCTTGAGGATGTCTGGCAGGTTGTCATTGATGTGCGGGAGATACCACTCCTTCTCGTTGATGACCGCGCCCGAGCCAGCGAGCGCCTCGCGTACCTGAGCGAGTCGCCCCTTCTGCCACGCCTTGATCGCAAGTCCGATCTCGTCCAGCGCGGGACTGTCCGTGAACGTCCCGGTATCGAGGAAGCGCGCGACCTGCATCTCGGCCCTCGCGCGCTGCGCCTTCGGAAGGTTCGCCAGCACCTTGAACGCCTCCTCGACTCCGCGCACACCTTCGTCCACGAGCTTGAGTTGCTCAACCTGGAGATTTCGCCCGGCATCGGCGTACTCGGTCAACCCCTGCTTCCGAAGGAATGCGTCGGTCTGCGCGTAGAGCTTCGCCAGGCCAGGACGCGAGATCGTATCGCGAGCGGACGAGAGCAAGCCCCGGTCGGGGAGGTCGGCGAGCTTCTGGATTGCTGGCGGTGCAGGAAGTTGGAGCGGTGCAGCCTTCGCCTCGGCCTCCATCGCGCGGGCGATGTCGCCTTGAGCGCGGGTCCGCTCACGAACCGGACCCATTGGCGTCTTCGCGAGCTTGCGACCTATCGCCTCGGTCTGTGCCCCGGCCGCTTCCTTGCCGGGCTTGTATGTGTCGATCGTATAGGGAAGGCCAACGCCTTCCGGCGAAGCATGAAGAACCCGCTCCTTGCCAATCAGGAGTCCGCGCTGCGATTCAGCAAGGTTCGCGATCTCGGCCTCGCGGCGAGCCTCCGCGATCTTGCTCAAGTCCGCGGCCTGCTCCTCGCCAATGTCCATGAGATGCCGCTGCCGGTCGGCGCGCTCCACGAGCGGATCGACCTTGATCTCCTTCGGGCGCTCCAGCAACTCCTTCGCCTTGTCGAGGAAGCTAGGCGGCTTCTTCTCCATGAGAATCTCGGGAACACGAAGGGACCGATTCGTCTCGGCCAACTTTTCGGCCTTCTGAATCTCGCGCATCTGCTCGCTGATCTGGCCTACCTTCTTCGCAACCTTGCTCGCATCCTTCGCCTTGTCCGCGAGCGATGCCCCGAGAAACGCCAGCCCGATCCCGCCGCCCATAAGTTTCGGCAGCGCCTCCGCTGGCGTCATGCCGAACTCGGCGACCTCCTCGACCACCTTCGACGGCTTCACCGGCCCAAGCTCAAGCTCGACGCGCTTCGGCCTGGCCCGGAGAACCTCGGAGAGGTTCGGCTCCTGGCCCTTGAAGTGTTCACGAAGGCGGGCTTCGGGTGTGTCCATCGCCACCGTCAGCGCCTTAGACAGTCCGCGCCCAAGAATCTCAGACGGCTCGGCCGTGGCGGGAATAACACGCTCGGCCAGTTTCGCGACGGTCTTACCAGGAACAAGCGGATCGAAGAATGTCCGCTTGGCGATTCCTAGCCCTTTGCGGGCCACTTTCTCGGCCACGCCCACTCGCTTGCCCGGCACGTCGATCGCCTCCATCGTTGCATCCGTGCGCGCCTGGAACGGAATCTTCCGGCCGATGTCGTCCAGTAGGCGGTAACGGTCCTTCAGGTTCATCCTGGGAGACTCGGATTCGCGAGGCTCGACATTGAGCGCGTCAGGGACTACCAACTCGAAACGGTTGCCAGAGAGAATGCGGCCGATAGGATCATCCTCTTCCCGCCGCCTGCGCCTCTCTTCGAGTATGTCCATAAAGGACCGCAGCATGGCTACCCCTTAGGCGGGCGAGAGAAGAGTCGGGGGATGTCGCTGATCCAACGGCGACGTTCAGCGGGCGACGAGTCGAGAACAGTCATAAGCAGGTCTTCATCTACAGGCGCGGACGGATCGCCGCCAAGAGCCTTGAGAACTGCAGCCTGGGCGACAGACTCCCACTCGTCTTGGCCCATTTCAAGGAGCGGATCGTTCGACTCTCTCTCCACCGGCAAATCGCTCGCCGCCGTGTACCGCGACGCCTCGGGCATAAACTTTTCCGGGTCGCGCTCGGTAAGCTCAATGTCGATAGGCGGCATGGCAAGGCGATTACCACGAAGTAGACCTCCTAGCGGGTCTTCCTTGCGGATCGCTACTCCGAGACCGGGCTTCTCTGCCGCGATCCTCTGAGCCAACCCCTTCGTCGCCTCGCGCAGATCAAACGCCTTGTCGGTCAGCGAAGGCTTCGGCGCTGGCATTGTTGCGGTCCCGCCGCCAGAGCCACGCTTTGCCAGCGCCTCGGCCAGTCTAGTCTCGCGCTGAGTCGCAAGATCGAGATTCCCCTTGCGAATCATGTTCTGAAACATCGAGTCGCGGGCATTCAAGATTCCAGCCCGACGCTGCCGCTGATTGTCGATCTCCTGGTTCGCGATCTGGGCCGCGAGCGCCTCAGACAGTCGCCTCTCCTCGGCCGCATCCTGTTGCTTGCGGTAGTCGAACTTCTCCCTAGCGAACGCATCCGCCAGCCTCTTCTGCTTCCTGGCGTCGAGCGTCTGAAACCCATCGGAGAGATCGCGAAGCCCGAGAATCAATCCCCTACGGCCGCGAGCGCCCATTAGGAAGCCCCCCCGAAGAACTCACGCGCACCGCGAGTATTCTCGACGATGCTTTGTGTCTGGTCACGCATCCTGGCGCGCTGATACGCCTGTTCCGGCGTCCACCCGCGAGCAATCAAGTCCTTCTCCATCGCGCTACCAGCCTCTCCGAGCGAAGAACTATTCGCCTCGCGCATTCTCTGGTCGGCGAGCCCCTTGAGAATCTTGGGATTCTTCATGTCGATGACCTTGCCGCTCTTCTTGTCCTTGATCTTGAGGTCGGGAATCCCGGCCAAGAGTTTCGACATCGAGCCATCGTACTGATCCCAGACGCGATCCGAGTTTCTCGCCCAATCCGGCATGACGATCTCGAACTGGTCGTTGAAGTTCCCCTTGCCAGCGATGGCGAGGAGTTTCGGATCGTCGATCAGATACGGCCGCGAACGGTCCATCGCGCCCACGTCGGCAACGAGACCGAGCCCCTTCATGCGATTCATGTCGGGCTCGCTGATCTCGACCTTGCCGGTCCCTTCCTTCGTCGCCTGAGTGAATGCGCCTTCGAGCGCCTTTGCTGCGCCGTAGCGATTCACCGGGTTCCAGAACGACTTGGGATCGTTCGCAGGAAGGTTCATCGACGCCTGGACCGCAGGATCGCGCACGAACGTATCGTCGAACAGCGTCGTGAACTCGTCCTGCGCGTGCTGGCGGTCATCCTTGCCGAATCCGATCAAGCCGCCGAATGCTTGGCCGATGGGTCCAGCCATGAACTGACCGGCCGCAGCATCCCAAGCTGGACCTGAGCCGGGCTCGAATGCCTTGTAGATGAGCCCTGCACCGACCGCTGCGCCAATAGCGGCTGCGCCTACGGTCGCGGCTGTTCCAATTCCTGCTCCGGTTGCCGCGCCAGTTGCCGCCCCTGCTCCACCTGCACCGGCGGCAGCACCAGCCGCTCCGCCAGCCGCCCCTGCTCCACCTAGCAGCCCGCCGAATATCCGCTCCCCAAGCCCAGGAATACTCGCGATGGTCCCGAGCGCCGACAATGCCGCCTGGAACTCGGTCGGGTTGTTCATGTCGGCTTGAAGCTGCGTCATCCACCGGCGCGTCGCGTCGTCCATGTTCGCGATCGTAAGATTCTGGGCCAAGTTCGCCGTGAACTGGTTGCCCTGCTGCTCCATCTGCCGATTCTGGAGGTCGAGGTTCGACGCGAACTGAGCGACCTGATCGCCGCGAGTGAGGTCGAACTGCTCGCTGGCCTTGTTGAATCGGTCACGGTCCAGGCCAATGCTGGCAAGGAACTGGTCGTTCTGCTGCGCCATCTGCTTCTCGTTCTGGTCAAGCTGGTTCCGCTGCATCGTAAGCTGCTGCACGCGGTCCAGGTTGTTCTCCGCGCTCGCCGCCGCGATCTGGGTATCGAGGTTCGCCTTCTGCGCCGCAATGTTCTTCTCGGCCAATGCCATCGACGCCAGACGGTCCTGCGCGTTCTGATCGCCCGCGAAGGCGCGGTTCTTCTGAGCCTCCTCGGAGTTGTATGCCTGGCTGCCCATGCGCTCGCTCGTGCCGTAGGATTGCTGCTCGCGGAGCTTCGCCAGATCGCCCGCCAGCCCGAAGTTGCGGTTGTAGTCCTCGCGCGCCTGCTGATTCTGGAGCCCGGCATACTTGACGCCCAGGTCCGTCTCCGCGCGCATCCGCTCGGCCCCGAACCCTGCCGCGATGGACGCCACGCCCCCGGACCCGACACCTCCTTGTCCGGCAGCGGCAGCGCCCAACCCCGCGAGATTGCCGCGTTGGATATTGGCGAGTCGCATAGACTCCTGTGCGCGCATCTTCGCTAGGGTCGCAGCATCGAGTGTCGGGGCCGGGCCGAAGGCTTCGATCTGCTTGCGAAGGCCAGCGAAGTCGGTCGGGCCTGTCGGAGATGTGGGAGGGGTGCCGCCCGTTGGAGGCTGACCTACCGGGGGAGGTGCGGTCTGTCCCGTTATCGGATTCACCCCGCCGGAGAGTGCAAGACTTCGAGCCTGTGCCAGCGCGCCAGCCTGAGACTGCGGACGCGGCCCCTGCATCGGGTTGACCCCTCGCGACATGGCGAGGCTACGGGCCTTTGCAAGCTGACCGCCGACGACCGGCTGTATCGCTGGACCCATCTTCCCGTCCGAGGTCCGAATCTGGGGCGGATTCACCTGGAGCGGCTGCGCGGTCGAGCTTCCGCCGAGCGCCGCCTGTGCCGCAACTCTCCTGCGCGCGGCCGCCCTGGACGAGCCGCCGCCGCTCTGGGCGCGCTGGGCCGCGAGCAAGTATGCTGGTTGACTCGCCATGTTAAGCCTCCCCCTCGAAGATCTGGCCGAGCGGGGCCGTCACATTCTCGCCCGCTGAATGAGCCTGCGATGGCCCCAAAGTCTTAGACGGGAGCGCAAGCCCGTCCATGATAGCCGAGTAAACATCGACCGTGACAACAGTGTTCGGAGGGAAGCCGAAGAATATGGAGTAGTGAATCGTGAGCGCCGCATACGCATTCGACAAGGCATAGAACTTTACATCCTGCCCGCTGACCGCGTCTGCAATCCAGTGGTTCGGCCCCATCCCGTTGTAATACTCGTAGTTTCCGATTCCGCGTCTTGGAACGCCAAGAGACGAATCGACCGTCACCGTCAGCATCGAGGGAATCGAGCTATCGAGGACGCCGCTTCCGTGAATGACCGTCTGCGGCAACGCAATACTGAGATAGCTGTAGGTGTCGTCAGAAATCGGATCGCACGTTCCAAGCAAAACACCTGCGTATTCCGCTGTGTCCGTCCGTCTCGCGTGCCAGCGCATCGGCACCACAAGATTCGGCGGGTGCCGCAGTCCGTGAGTTACACGGAACACGCTATTGCCGCCATCGCCGTTCGTGTCTGGCCCAACCGAGAACTTCGCCGTAACAATGGAGTGGTCGATGATGCGCGGCGAGGATCGTCCCTGTCTGCGAAGGTGGTCATGCGCCACCTGATTCGCGGCGTCTTGCGCGATGATGGGCGACTGGAACTTCATGTCGCGATCGTCCCGATCTTCGAGTCCTCTTGAACTCTCGAATCTGAGTAGGCGAATGCCGATAGCTGCTTGAGTACGCCGAGACGCGATCCACCTGAATTGAGATTCAAGTCGAACTTCATGGTTCGGAAGCTCACCGTGGACGGGAAGTAGATCGCGTGCTCCATGCCACTGTTCGTTGCGAGCGAGAAAGCCGAAGCAACCGCATTTGCGTCCCCGTCAAGATAGAGCGAAACGCTGTCCGCGTTCCCGCTCAACTCTCCGACCGTGACCGATGTGGCGAACTGGAGAAACAGCTTCCGTAGCGTCTTGACCTCGTTCGGACGGCCAAAGTCGTGAAACTTCGTCGTCACTACGCGAGTCACCGGAGAACTGCTCCCGCCGCCAAGCGCGCCACTGCCACGCTTGAGGAGCTTCTCCTTGTTCGCACCCGTCGTCAGGCTGTAGTAAATCGAGTCGCCGATCGTCTCGGCGTTCGCCCACAGCCCGCCACTCGACACCCCACCGTCGACCTCGTGCCAGTATCCACGCCCACCGTTCTGCTCCGGCAGGAACTCGTAGGCGCTGCCGACGGTTGGGAAGCCGACGACATAGCTATGCCGCTTCGGATCGTACTTGCCGCAGCCGTCCACGATCGCGGATGATCCGAGAATCGCACGAATCCTATCGCCGACTCTCTGTGGCCGAGGCCCGCCGTCGAAGAGAATCGGACCCTGCGAACTGTTCATAAACACGCCGAACGGTGACGGAGCGATCGACTTGGGCGAGATGCAGCCGAATCCTGCGACAACGAGCGTGAACGCGGGAAGACGACCAGGACCAGGATCGAAGCTCTGCACGAAGATCGCCCGCTCGAAGGTGGCGTAGAGATTCCCCATCCACTCGAAGAGGCCCGTCATGCGGCCATACCCTGCGGGCAGTTCGACAAACTCGTTCGGATCGACCTGAGTGACTCGACGCACAACCGCGCCGTTCGCGCCGTCGATCCGCGAGAATGCGATCCTGCACGGATAGCGTGTCCCGTCCGATACCGTGATGTCGCCGAACCAAAGACGGTCCTCATGCGCGCAGACATAGACAGCCTTTGGCGGCAGCATCTCGGATCGGTACTGGCTCGCGAGCGTGCCGAGACCCGCCTTCGGGTCGATCGGGTCGCACTCCTCGCCAAGCTCGATCGAGGCATCGGACGCGGTGTCGAGAATCGACGTGACCATGCTCGAACTGTAGTCCGTCTCCGTGACAAGGAAGAAGCTATCGGGGAATGCATCCGTGTTCCGGTAGAGCGACCGCTTGACGCAGTGTGCGTACTCGCTCGGCGGGTCCGTGTTCATCGTGACGCTGATCGCCTGGGTAATTCCCGTGATTGAGACGGAAACATGAGACTCGCGCCAGCCGAGACCAAGCTCGCCGCCCGTGCCGTACTTCCAGCCGAGCCGGTAGCGATACAGCGTCCCTGTCGTGAGCGACGAGGCCGCTGTCCGAATCGTCGGCGTCGGCCCAAATGTCGGGCACGGAGTTCCGGCAATACCCATCTGCGCGCCAGAAGTGAACGTTCCGCCCGAGGTCTTGCCAGCGCCAGGACCGTTGAGGTTGTAGCAGTAGAGCGTCTGCGGAGTCTGGAACGCAGTCGACGCTGATGTCGCGCCACCGACCACCATGTAGCCCATGAGTTGCGCAGCCTGCCTGTCGCCGAAACTCCCGATCGCCGTCACGCTCGTGACCGCGACCGTCGCACCCGAGTTCATGTGCTGAAGCTTGCCATTCGACAGCACCATGACCTGCGTGATGCTGTGCTGGTAACCGAAGATGAGGTCAGCGACCGCGCCCGACGAGAAGGAGACTCCGAAGCTGGAATCGACGTTGATCGGCTCGCCGAGCCCCGACTCCGACCGCATATTCTTCACACGCGGAAAGTAGGACTCGGGCGTCTTGTCGGTGGCCTTCGAGTACGTCGTGTCGTCTGGACCCGCGAGCATCATGCCGCCCGAGAAGTCGTCAATCAGCAGTCGCCACTCGTATTCCGAAAGCTGCTCAACCGCCATAGGAATACGGGCTCCCCATCTCGGCGTAGTCCCTCATGCGCCGAGTCGTGTCCGGCTCACCGCCGAACCCACGCGACCGCTCCTTGCGAAGACGAGCCTCGAAAAGGTCGAGCCAGATTTGCTTGTTCCCAATCACGCCCGCCGCGTAGTAGCAGCACATGAGCGCGATGTCGTCGGGGACTTCGAGAACGTCCTCGATCCGAAACGTATTCGTGCTTGCGACCGCCGTAGACACCGCAGGCGAGAACGTGAAGGTGATGAGCAACGCACCCTCGTTGACCGACGTGATGAAGCTCGACTGGTTCGTCGGTCCCGACTCGAAAACGATCTTGCAGGGCGTGTAGTAGTCCGTAACGCCCGCCTTGTTGTTGATCGGAGCCGAGAAAACCGACAATGCCGCCGTCGTCGTGCTGCCATCGCTCGCGATAAGCGTCTCGCCGCGAGGCGTGGAACGATCCTCGTAGATCGGAATGGGCGCATGATAGACCCGTAGCGTTCCCGACCCAGGCTGCGGGTAGATGCGCAGCGTGCGTCCGAAACGCGCATAGAGGTCGGGGTGCGTCGCTCCTCCCTCCGTCACCGTCTGATAGCGGCCGTCGATCTCCGCGAGGTCCACGCCTTCTAGGACGCGAAGCTCATTACTGACCTCGCTCTCGACACGGAAGATACGGCCGACTCGCATCGGCAGCGTGTAGTCGCGCGAGGAGTCCATCGTAAACGTGACCGTGTTGATCTGCGCCGCCGTCTCGGCCGCGAACCTCGCCGTCGCATCCTTGAGGAGCATGACGACAGCCGACTCCTTGACCTCTGCCTTCGTGTTCGACAGCATCGCCTCGACGCGCGCATACCCCTCGCGAGTTGTCATTCGGTCGCCGCCTTCACTCTCTGCCAGGGCGTCTGGAGCGCCTGACCGTGCCAGCGCGCATGAAGCGCCTGGATGTATTCATCGAACGCAGCCTTGTGCATCTGCGCCCTCTGCACCTGCCCGATCTTGAGCCAGCCCTGATAGAGCGCCCACTCGACCAGGACACTATGGTGCTGCTCGTTGATCGTCGGCGTGCCGGTTGTCGATGTGATGCCAGGGAGAATCTTGAGGTAGTAAAGCCGCAACCCGTTCGTGATCGAGCCGGTGGAGACGGGATAGGCGTAAAGCGCGCCGTTCCAGACACCGACCACGGGATTGCCCGTCTTGCCCTGACCAGGCGACTCCGTGCGGACCTGAGCATAGAACTCTTCCATCGGAACGACTGCGGCCGGGTAGAAGCTCCCTGCCGCAACCCTCCGAATCTCGGCCATGCGGAACTGGAAGAAATCGGCCGGGAGCGTTACCGAGGCAAGCGTCTGTCCGGTCGCTGCGGCCGGTAGCGTCGTGATCGTGACCGCCTGAATCTCACCCAGGCACTCATCCGGCGCGGTGGCGGCGAATCGCTTCTCCCCGCCATCGAGATAGCCGAGAACGTCACCGTTCGGCCAGTAGTTCGTGGACGACTGATCGTCGTTCGTTACCCCGCGAAAGATGTCGATGAGAGATTGATTGTTCATCCACGGAGGTACTCAATAACGAGGTCGCCAGTTGCCGTCCCTGATGGAGTATAGATAAACGTCGTCAAGTTGGCAGCCGGGCAGGTCACTCCGCGAGATGGAAGAATCAACTCGCTTGCTCGGAACGCGCCAGTCGTCGTTCCGGCAGACCGAATGTTGGACGTGTTGATTGTTACCAGCGTACCACCATCAGTCATAACATTTGTGATGCTCGCCACTCCAGCAATACCAAGAACAGACGGGTTAGACGAGGAGAAGTAAGCACTGAGAATGTGAAGGTTCCTCTTTGTCGTGTCAGCCGCCCATGTAATCGTCAGCGGTGTAGACGCAGCCGCCAACGACGCTATCGTTATCAGCGCGCCCGCCATCATGCACCTCCGTACAAGACGAGATCGAGAATCTTCGTCTGCGGCACCGTGACCGAAATTCCGCTCACCGATACCGTCGCATGGCCAGGCCACGCCGTCGCGTTCGTCCACGTCATCGCCGTGGCCGAGACGCAGGAAGGCGTCGTCTGATGCCCGACCTCCATCCAGTCGATATAGTTGAGCCTCGTGACGTAATCGAGGCTCGTCGAGGCCGATGTCGCGGCCGCTGTCGTGAGCCGCACAACCTCAATTCTCTTGTGCCCGCTCCGAACCATCTGCGATTGGAGCAGTGTCCATAGCGCCATGTCTACCGCCCCCAAACCGCGATAAGCGCCTGACTCGCCGCCAGCGCGTTACAGGTGACAAGGCCGAGTGCGCCAGGAAAGGTCGAAGCGTTCGAGAACGTCGTGATGAGTCGGCCACCCGTCACGCCGACACTCACTGGAGTCGTCGTGATATTGCCGACGAGGTTGTGCATTCTGACCGTCGTGTTGTCGTCCACGTCCGTCATAGACGCGAGGAAGGCATCGACGCGAACACCGCCGAGCCGCTCCATGATCCTTCGTGAAATGCTCATCGTCATGTGCCGCCCCCTATCTGGACCAGCAGCGCATGAACGTCTGCCCGGTCGTCGAGGCGCTGCCGACATAGGTGATTGTCGGCCGATTCGCAGTGACCGACGTAATCCTCGGCCGCGTGAGTGTTCCCGTGTTCGAGAGCGGAGTGTGCGTCAGAGCGAAAAGACGGCCCGCCGTAATGCTGTCAGCGTGATACGGAAGCTCCTGAGTGTCGTCCGTCCCCCCGCTGACCGTCATAAACGTCAGTACCCTCATATTCCCGACGTACATCCGCTTCACCCTTGAGAGTGTCGGTGATGCCATGATGGACCCCTCCGTGGGGGCCAGAGATCGTCCCTGGCCCCCTGTTCGGGTTACGTCGTGATGTTGATGAGGGCTCCAGAGCGACGAGGCTTCCAGCCCGCCAGCGCGCAGTGGTAGACCGCTCGGTACACACGGTTGAGGTTCGTGGTCGAATCGAGAACCGGCATCGTCAGCGGAGCGCCGTTCTTGTGCGCGCCCTTCCAGACGAAGAGGTTGAAATAGTTCTCGTTGATCGCGTAGAGCGCCTCGGCCGTCCAATCGCCCAGCTCGCCGAGAACCGCAGTCCCGGCGACCGAGGAGACGAAGAACGAGCCCGTCGTCCCGGCGAGACGCGAACTGTCGAGCGTCTTGTCGAGCATGACCGGCGTTCCGTCGAGCTTGATCGGACCAAGCGCCGCGAGGACGGGATCGGCCTCGTTGATGATGCGGTTCTTGGCTTCCGTCATGTTGCAGAGAATCCCGTAGACGACGCGGCCGCAGGCGTAGAGCGTGATACGGTCGTTGCCGTCGTCGCAGCGGAGCGTCAGGTCGATCACGTCGGAAATCTGGAGCGGCGCGCTGATCGTGACCGTGTTGCCGCGCCAGTCCGCGTTCGCCGCCGTGATGCGATTGATCCCGCCGTAGTAGCGATCCGCCGCCGTGTCCATGCCGACCACGTTCGAGGTCGCGACCGCGCCCATGAGTCCGTCGAGCGAGCGAACCTGGGTCGAGCCCGCCACCGCGTCGGTGACGTAGCCGTAACCCCAGAGCGCGTCCGCAAGGTTCTCGGAAAGCGCGTAGATGTTGTTCTCGACCTTGCCCGCAACGTAGTCGTACATCGCGGCCGGGCCGCCCTGAATCTCGATCCGGTCCTGAAACCCGACGCCCATCCAAGCCTGATAGAGACGGCCAGGGAAGTAGGCGTGAGTCAAGGTCTGGGTCTGAGCGTTGCCCGCGTTGAGGAAGTTCGCGCCCTGGTCGGCACGACCCACGGCGTTGTTCTGCACGAAATCGACGCGGCACATCGCGCCGTTACCGCCATCGACTTCCTTGACGACCTTGTGGCGAAGGCCCTGTCCCTTGAGCTTCTTCGCGTAGTCGTCGCCGCGCACGTTCGGATCGGTCGTCCAACGCTTCCAGAGAGGCTTGGCATCCTCCCAGAGTTGCGTTACGTCCTTAGCGAGGTAGTCGAGTGCTGCTTGCGCAGACTCGTCGGACCCCGATAGTGTTCTGTTTTCAGCAGCCATTGACTATCCGCCTCCGTGCTCCTGCAAAAAGCGCTCACGCCCCTGCTGCTTGAAGTCGTGCCAGTCATCGGGCTTGAATGTCGCTTCACCGGGCGGCGTACCGCCCACAGGCGCACCTATTACTGCCGCAGGTGCGGCACCTTCACTCTTCTGGGATGCGGGCGAGCCGCCCCCGTTGGATTCGCTGTCGTCGATGAAATACTTGGGACCGAGTTCGAGGAGCGCCGCGTCCTCCCACTTGGAGAGGCGGTCACGCTGGAGACGCTGGTTGATGCTCCCGCTCGGTCCAAAGGCGTTGCGGTCCTTTAGCTCGGGGAACTTCTCCAGCAGCTTCTCCTCGTTCTCCGTGACCTTCTTGTTCCACTCGTCGAACACGCGCTGCTTCTCGTACTTGGTCCACTCACGCCATTCCTGAACTTCCTCAGGCGTGAGCCCTGCCGAGTTCACCTGTGGCTTATCCTCGTCCGGCTTGTACTCGCCCTTGTCGATCTTCGTAATGAGATCGACTGCGGGCGCGTACTTCCGGCTGTTCGTGAGCGTCTGCCAGTTCTCAGCGTCTTCCTTCCACTCCGCAGCCTTGCTGCGAAGACTCGCGTAACGCTGCTTCCAGGTTCCCTCGTCGTCGAAATCGTCTGACATTTCGGTTCCTCTGCGGTGGCGCTACGTCATCCCATCGGTGGCGTGGGCGGGCGAGCCGGTGGCGCGCTAGGCGCGGGCGGGCTCTGTCCCGGTGGCACGGGCGACGATGAAGGCGAGGCGGGCGCGTTGGCCGCTGGTTTGTTGCCTTGTGCTTGCGCGAAGAGTTGGTCCAAGACTCCCTTGAACCCGGCAAAGACAGGCCCAACCTCGCGCGGATTGGACTTGAGCAGCGCAATATTCTCCTGAAAGTTGGTTACGGCGTCTTGCGCGGGACCACCGCCAACGGAATTGCCTTTCGGTGCGGACGGCAGGGCGGACGTGCCCGCGCCTTGCGACCTCATCGCGGCCATCTCACTCGCTGTCGGCATCGTCCGACTCCTTCACTTCCTTGCAGAGCATCATCGCCTGATAGATGTGCTCGCCGATCTCGGCCATGATCGCAGTCTTGTCCTTCGGCTTCTTCTTCCCGTCATTCTCGTCGTCGTCTTCCTTGTCGGCCTTCTTGCCGTGCATTCCCTTGCTACGAATGTATTCATCAAACGGGGCCAACGGGCACCTCCTGGGGAACAGGGGCCGCTGGCATGGGCGGTCCCATCATGGGATCGGGCGGCATCGGAGCAGCGCCTTCGGGCGGCATACCTTCCATCTGAGCATCGGCCTCGTCATTTCGTGTCTGACGCATCTGACGCCGAATCTCACGAATCCGATCATCAGCGCCGGACCAAACCTTGCGGAGCGCGGTGAGCGCACGAATCTGAGTCTGAGGGTCTTCGGGCGCTCCAAGAAGACCGGACGGAAGGAGCGTCTGCACGACAAGCTGTGAAGCCGACTCGGGATCGGTGTCGATCCCGGCCCCGACCTGAACGCGCACGTCGAACTCGCCCTTAGCGTCTCGCTTGAGTTCATCCCAATCGTCCGCACGATCCTTTCCGAGAACGCGCTGAACCTGCTTCTTCGTATACCCATCCTCTTCCGAGAGAACAAGATCGGCGTATCGCCTCAACCAATGCTTGATGCTCTCGTTGCGATCATCCAGGCGCGGCTTGTTGCGCTCGGCGAACTGAGACTGGAGCGTCTGCTCGTGCTTGCCGGAGGTAATCCCTGCCTGCTTGCGGCCCTGGACGGACTCGTTGACGCCGGTACGGTCGTCGAGAAACGACACCATGAGTTCGATCACGCCGAGAACTTCGCCGCCAAGCGACGGCATCCGTAGCGGAGTAAGCGCATTCGACTCCGTCACCTTCCACCGCTTGCCCGGCATCGCGTTAGCGGTCGGCCCGGCATCCACGACCGCGCCCTCGACCTCGACGTACTGAGGATTGACGACGAGTTGCGTGTGCTGCACGACGCGCGAGACGATGGTGTCGAGCCCCTCCTGCACCTTCATCACGCCGTAGACATCGCCCGCGCCGTAGATGCTGTTCGTGCGGAGCGCGGCGCGGTAGATCGTGTAGGGATGGGGCGGGCCATGCTTCGCCGTGAACGGCTCGATCCGCATGACCTTATCGCCAACCACCTGGAGACATACCGGCGTCGTGTACTCTTCGAGCCGCGCCTTCCCCTGCTTCGAGACGCGCCAGGAGAGCGAGGCGATTCTGCGGACGTAGAACTCGCCGAACTGGAACTTCGCGCCGCCGATCCCGCGATCCGCTGGCTGGCCCGGATAGGAGAACCGGCGAAGATTCATCACGCTGTCCACGCCGAGCGAGGGGAGCGAGCCGCCAAGATCGTAACTCTTACTCTTCTCGACCGGCGTGAACGGGGAAGCCTTGTCGTAGTCTCTCTCGAAATCCTTGCCGAACATTGCCATGAGCTTCGAGAGACTGATCTCGCCCACCTCGCCAATGAACTCGGGCGCGAGAAGGGCCGGATCAGATTCGGGGTCCACCACCATCTTGCGCGGGTCGATCCTCGCGACACGGACGCGCTTCGATACCGGGTCCATCCAGGTCTTCCAGAATCCGGTGCCGAGGACGGCCGCGTCGGTCATTACCGCGCGGTGAGCGCGATCATACCCGCCATTCTCCCAATCCGACTCCACGAGATCGGACAGGTATTCCGCTAGGAGAATGTCATCCGGCTCCTGCGCCTCATACGTCCCGCGCGGACGCTCGCCGACGTAGAGGCCGATGATGCGATCGACGCGCGAGTTGAGAAGATTGACGCGCACATCGGCCTGCCACTTCGGAACCTGGCGGGGAGCCTCGGAGCCTTCATGGTAATACTTGTCGTAGCGATCCCATTCCCGGCAGCCCGGACCCGCGACCGCTTCCTTCGCGTCCTGGGCCTCGCGGAACCACTCCGCGCACTGCTCAGTGATCGCCTTCTGATCTTCCGCCGAGAGATTGACCTTCATCGCACCGCACCGCCCGTCATGCGAGCAAGGTCATAGAGGTGTTGGCGAGTGGGGACATAGACACCCTTGCCGCGAACGTAGCGGCAACCGGGAGGAAGGGGGTCGTTCGGGCCGGGGCCTATGTCCCAATACGCGGAGAAGCTGGAACCAACCTGGAGGCCGACAAGTTCTGAGGAGTATTCGTTCGGGGCCTTGCCGCAGTTCGGGCAGCATGGGGCCTGGACATCGACGTTCGGATCGTCCGGCGTCTTCGTGAAGTGGAGGCGCTTGAGGAGAACGCCGTCGGCGCGGAAGGAGCGAGGCTGCTTATGGCCGCAACCGAAGCAGGAATCGTAGTAGGTTTCGCGACCGCCGCGTGTCGGGGCAGACTTGATCGCGCCTTGTTCCCGAGCAAAGCCGACACAATCACTGATGATGTCGTGAGCAGACGGCCTGCGGCTGCGCCGTGCGCGCATCGCGTCCTCGTGCCGCCTGCGAACCTGATCCCGTATCGCGCTTCTGTCCACCCCGCCACCCCACTTCCACAACTACATCTTCGGTGCGATGAGTTCCCCCGCCAGCCGCTTGATATGCGCGTTGATCTGACCTTCCAGCGCGTCGTCCGAAAGATTCGCCGTCTGGAGCGCCCTACGAAGCTCCAGCATCCGATTCACCGTCGTAATCGCGTCGAGCACGACCGCCAAGTTCATCCGAATGTCCACCGGCGTCACCGCCTGGGGCGCGACAATCTGGGCCGCAGGCTCCTCCTTCTTCGCCTTGTACTGCACGACCGGAGGATCAGAACTGAGAATAGTGGGCTTGTCGGGTGATTTCGTCGAGAGCGGCTTGGGCTCTGCGCTTGTCGTCATTCTTCTTGGCCTCCTCCTGGATTGTGGTAATCGTTAACGCCGTTTCATTCAGTTTGTCAACTGATTTCTTCAACTCGCTGACAGAAGAACTCATAGCGTCCCTTGAGTTCTTCTGATCGTCAAGCTGGAGAATCACCTTCACGAGCAGGCCCGCGACGGCCGTAACCACCACAAGCGTTAGAACATCGACCATGACGCCCCCTCCTCCTGCATCCACGGAAGCTCGTGCGACCGCCCCTCCACGATCTTCTGCATCCAGCCCTCCATCGGGTTCTCCTGCTGTCGCATCTGAGGAGAGTCAGAGATATCCATATATCCGACAGGGAGATTCGTAATCATGTGAAAGTAATACCCGAGGCTGTCGATCAGGTCCATCATGTTCCCGCGCGGGAAGGCGTGAAGCTGCTGCTTGAGCTTGTCCTTCTGCGTGATCTCACGCGAGAAAGTGAGGCGGCCTGTCTTGTAGGGCTCGACCATCGACCGGATACGCTCGATCTTCCCGTAGTTCCGGTAACCGCCCATTGAACGCGCGCCCTGAACCACGAGCGGCACGATCGTCGGACGCCGCTGCCCCTTGTCCGTGCGAAGCTGGCGTAGGCGCGGCTCCAGATTGAGCCGAATCCAGTTCGTGACCGCGACCTTCTCGATGCCGAGCTTGTGCGGACGCCACTTGATGATGTGGTCCATGAGCTTCTCGGTCAGGTATTCCTCGGGCCAGACACCCGCCTCCGCGTCGAGAACGTGGTAGAACCCGCCAGGGAGGATTCCGAGGACCGTGATCGCGTGCTCGCTCCCTGGCCCCTCCTTCATAAACGCCGGATCAAGCGCCATGAAGATTTGAGAGAAATCGCTGACCGGAATGTCCTGCTCACGATAGAGGTTCGACGGGAAGCGACGGTCCTCCTCGGCCTGGCGCACGAGCGCAAACTGACAGGTCGCCTTATACGAGCCCATGAGCCGCTTATGCGTCTGTAGCTGCTCGTCCGAGTAGAGTTCCGGCATGAGATTGACCGAGAAGTCGGGAGTGCAGGCGGGCTGGAACAGCTTTTCAGCCAGATCGAACTGCCATTCCGTCTCCATGCGGATTGGAACGTCCATGTCGTCCCAGACCGTCATCGTCACCGCGATCACGCCCCAGGGATGGCTGATCGGGACGTAGTTCCGCAGCGCGTTCCACGTCATTTCGATCTCTTCCGGCGAGTCGTCCCCGTGCGGATCGTCCCAGAGGCCAATATCGTAGTGAAAGCCAGGATCGAGCGAGCGGACGCCCACAACCTCGATCGTTCGCTCCTTCAGTGCATGATCCGTGCGCCCCGCGACCACGATTCCGCTCGCAGCCCAGGCAAGCCGTAGGTCTTGCTCCTTCGACTCGGGCTTCTGCCTGCCGAATCGCTCGATATAGGGGCCGTGGCTCTCGAATATGCGCTTTATCGAGCCCAGCGACTTCGATGCGAGGTCTTCCCTGCGCGAACCGATGACAATTGTGATGTTCGGCTCGATCGTCGTCGCCCAAATGCAGAAAACGACCACGCCGAGCGTCGTCTTGAAGGAAAACCGAGGCATCAGACAGAGCGTGATGCGGAGTTTCTCGTCCTGACCGCGTATTCCGCGATAGGTGAGGATGTGTTCTAGGTGCCGCTCGTAGATTGCGGCCATCGGCCCGTGGATACGGTCACTCCAGGGCATTTCCGGGAAGAGAAAGCGCGCGAAATCTAGGAGCGGGCCGACTCGGGCGATGCGCTCTCGGGCGTGTGCTCGTCTTTCCTCGACGGAAGCGGCCCGAAAAGCGAGTCCCATGCCGCCACCCCATGCTTGGCGATGATCGCGTCCTTCGTTCTTGCGTTCATCTCCTTCGAGTTCCACCCGCCCGGCTTTTCTGGGCCGCCCCGGAGCCTTATTCCCGTCTGAAACCCGTGGTGCCATACGAATACATCCTTCCGGCACACCAGCCGCCACCCGCCATTACGCAGACGGATCGAAATATCCAGGTCGTCCCCGCCAGGGAGCGAGTCGTCCACCCCGCCAACCTCGTCCAGCGCGCTCCTGCGAAGCAGCACGCAGAACCCGATGAGGAAGTTTACGTCGATCTGCCCCTCGCGCGTATCGAAGAAGATGATCTGCGGCCCCATGACCACGTTCGACGCAGGCCCGATCGCCCCGATCTTCGGGTCCGACCGAATCCCCTGCACGAGATCGTGCAGCCACCAGCGAGACGAGTAGGGAATGAAGATGTCGTCGTTGGCGAACATCACTAAGCGCGCAGTTGAATGTTCAAGCCCGAGTTTCAGGCCACCCTCCCAGCCAAGATTCCGGCCGGGCGACAGTACCGTGATCTTCGGGTTCGAGACCTCCAAGTCCTGCGAGCCATTGTTGACGAGGAGGATGCGGGCATCGACCGGGCCGAAGGAGGACGCGATCGAGCCCAGGCAAAGCTGGAGCATCCGTTCGTCCTGGTCCATCGTAGGTATGATGATATCGACCGAGCTAGACATCAACGCGCCTGATCTCATACTCGATCCTGGAAACAAGCGTCCTGGCGTCGCTAAGAAGATAATTCAGCATGGCAGCCTTCCCTTTTGGGTACGTCGCATACTTGAAATAGGCCTCGATAACACCAAGAAGATGTTTCGAAATCGAACTCGGCTGGTTAGAAGCAGGGTCCGTAAAGTCTTCGGACGGCAAACTCATCAAGAAAACCTTTCTATGTTGTCCCACTGATCCCAGGGCCGCGAGCGTGGAATATAGCCTACAGGCTCTATGTGGAGTATTGACATACTCATTATTGACAATGTATCATACCGCTCCGTGAAAAGGTCAAGACCTTTATTGGGCCTCTCGATGATCGTCAAGAACGAGCGCGAGAACCTCGAAGAACTCCTCCCGCCACTCAAGTACCTGTTCGATGAAATCTGCATCGCCGATACCGGCTCGACGGACGGGACCGCCGAATACGCGATGAGCATGGGCGCGAAGGTCACACGCGCGCCGTGGCGGGACAACTTCTCCTGGGCGCGCAACCAGTCGCTCGGCCTCTGTACCGCGCGCTATGTCATGTGGCTCGACGCCGACGATCGCATCGACCCGATGGATGTCTGGGCGATCCGCCTCTTCCTGGAGAAGCAGATACCCGAAGTCTGCCTCTTCCTCTGGCTCGTCTGCACGAACGAGAAGCCGGAGCTCACGAGCGAGTGTCACCAGCTTCGTGTCTTCCCAAACATTCCCGGAATGTGTTGGGACCGCAGACGCATCCACGAGCAGATCATCACCGCCTGCGAGAAGTACGGAGTCCAGAAAATCTACCTGCCGTCCCGCGTCTATCACATCGGCTACCATAAGCCGAGCGACACGGAAGGCAAGTACGCCCGCAACCTGCGGCTCCTAGAACTCGAAGAAGAGGATGGACCGGTCGATATAGCCCACGTCTTCCACGTCGCGCAGACGCTATCCGGGCTCGGGCGTTCGTTCGAGGCTTACGAGAAACTGACGAAGCTCATCGCGATCTGCGGCGAGAACGAGATGGCGTTCGCGCGCGAGGCGAAGGGCCGCGCCTATATCCTCCAGCAGCAGATACTCGTCGACCTCACGAAGAAGGAATGTGTCACCCTCTGCGAGGCCGGTCTTGCCGCTGCGCCCTGGGACGACCTCGCCCGCACAGTCCTCGCGCAACGCTATTACGAGATCGGCGATCATGCGAAGGCGCGAGAAACGATCGGTCCCGTCATCGCGAAGGGCGGCGCGACCAGCAATCATCTCCCGTTCTCCATCGTCGGCACGAATCAACTCGCTCAGGAAATCTGGCGCGTCACCGAAGGCGTCATTCCGAAACCGGACAAGTTTCTCAAGGCCGCGAGCGACTACATCTACTCGACCAAGCAGTACAAGGAGCGGATTGCAGAGCCGTCTTGACCGCATTCTCGCAGCCGGGAGCGCTGACATCTCGACATTCGGCGGAACCTACGCGGGCGGCTACTGCCTCATGCAGAACCCGGAAGAGTTCGCCGGGCTCATCGAGTTCCTCATCGGACACGGCCCGTTCGCAAACTACCTCGAAATCGGAATCGGAACGGGCGGAGGTATCCGCGTCCTCAACGAAACCGTATTCCCGCGCACGAACACCGTCATCGACACCTTCGCCAACCCGTTCACCTCTCAGTGGCCCGAACACGAGCCGCATATCCGTAACGTCAAAGTCGTGCGCGGCGACTCCACAAATCCCGACACCGTTCTCTACGTCTCGCTTCTGGGCCGCGAGTTCGACCTCATAGGCATCGACGGCGAACACTCCTACCCGTTCGTCCGCGCCGACTTCCACAACTACACGAAGATGGCAAAGCCCGGAGCCCTCGTGTGGTTCCACGATACCGTGTCCACACCCGAAGGACCGGGCCTCTACGTCAAGAACCTGGAGCGCGAAGGCTTCCGCGTCGCCTACCGGAACGAGTCCGGCAAGCTCGGCATCGCCGTCGTCGAGTACGATCCGAGGCTAGAGAAGCCTTAGACCTCTTTCTCCACCTATCTCAGATACTTCTTACTGGCAACGATCGCCTCGATTATCCTAACGGCCTCTTTCCGCTCATCTTCTTTCATGGCCGCCAGCGCCGTACCAAGCATGATCGTTCCCATGCGGTCGTCATCATGCGAAACCCCATCAGTCTTGAATCCGTAATACTCCATCACAGCAAAAGACTCGGCAGCAGTCATCGCGGCAAGATTCGCCATAAGACCCCTTTCATCAGTAGTCTGCTCTTGCTCAGTAGAAACACTAGCCGAGTGAATACCGAACAGAACCGAATCTAGACTGTAACCCAACCTAGACTTCTTCCTCGACCGGCGGATTCACCGGCTTGACCGCCCGCCACTGCCCCTCCGGCTTCGTCACGATCGCCACGCCGGGCTCCGTCTCGAATACGATCGCGCCGTCGTCCGTCGAGTGAAAGTTCGACGGCATGACCACAGACTCCGCACCGGAACCATCGACGAGAATCCAGCTTTTCATGGGTTTTGACCCTCCTTATATAAGCAGTATCGCGGCCGCGGCCTAAGATTCAAGAAGAAACCCGGCCGTGTTGGACGACAACGCTGGCCGGGTTCTTCCGCAGTCCGTACCCGGCTCCACGCGAGAGGAGCTAGATCGGATGGGAGGATATTACCGCTTGCATTACCGTGCGTCAACATCTATTCTGCGAGGGAGAAAGGGGGATGATATGGGCGACCTAGAAAAGCTCAAGCACGAACGCGATCACTTCAAGCGCGCAGTCCTCGACCGATCCATCCAGGACCAGATTCGACTCTCACTCTTCTACATCAACCAAAGCCTAGAACTCGTCAGCCGCCAACTGGAAATGCTTCGGGCCTCGCTTGCCGAGTATCAGACGAACGCGATGGACCTGCCGAAGCTCGAAGGTGAGAACCTGGTCGAGAAGGGAGAGCAGTGGCGATGAACCTACTACGCCGATTCTGGAGGTTCCTGTGGAAGAAGCCGAACTCTGGCCCATTCCCACCTCCAGCGCCAGGCGTTCTCGAATCTCTGCGCGAATACTATCCAGGGTCGCCGAAACTCAGTCGCACCCCTTCCGGCGTCGAGCCTGCCGAGGAATGGATGAGCGATGCGGGGCCGGTAAACGAAAGTGGATTGACCCGCTCACCGCGCGAGGAGTAGGGTACGCGGGAGGTAAGAACGTCGTGTTTGGCGCACGGCGAAACAGGTTCCTGTGATGATGGACGCGAGTGGCCTCTGGGCCTCGCTCCGCCGGGGGAGACGACATCATCCGTCTCACGCCAACCTGGGGGCCACTCGCGTCGGGAGGTTGACGACGTGAAAGCTCGGACCCGCAAGAATCCCCGCGAAAAACTCGCGCTCTCCGAAATGAAATTCTGGGTCGATCTCGCGATCACCTACGAAGACGCCCTCGCGGAATACGTCCAGCTACGCGGGCGCGAGTGGCTTCATCCGTCCGACAAGTGGGAGGCCGCGATGCGGCTCCTCAAGACGCGAGGACGGATTGCTCCATGACCTGCCGCGAATCCGCTCTCTCGATGCTCGAACGCGGGCGTGTCCCGCTCCCGCTCCATCATCCCGTAGACGGAGCCTGCTCCTGCGGCGATCCGAAATGCGGAGTCTCTATCGGCAAACACCCGACTATCATGGATTGGGCGAACTGCTGCCCGACTCGCGATGAGGTTGAACGCTGGTACGATAAAGACCCGGACGCGAACGTCGGCATGCTCTGCGGAAAAGTCTCCGGCATCGTCGTTCTCGACATCGACACCCGCAGTGGCGGGATCGACTCGTTCAACCGCCTCAAGAATGTCCCCAAGACCCGCATCGTCAAAACAGGGGGCGGCGGCTGGCACTACTACTTCGCCTACCCGAACGGCGGCGCGACAGTGCGGAGCCGCTCCAAAATCCCGGGCTACCCGGGCCTCGAAGTCAAGTCTGATGGCACCCAGGTCGTCGCGCCCCCGTCCCTCCACGCTTCCGGGACCCGCTACGCCTTCGACAACAACCTCCCCCTCGCACCCTGGCCGATGGACCTCGTGCCGGGCGAAGAGAAGCCGCCCCTCGTCGTCCCTGCGACCGCGCCCGAAGGCACACGGCACGCGACCCTCCTCTCTATCGCCGGAGCCCTGCGACGCCCCGGTATGTCGCCCGGCGTCATCCTCGCCGCGCTCCGCGCCTACAACCTCGAATCCTGCGTCCCGCTCCACGACGACGAGGATGTCCAACGCATCGCCCGCGACATCGGCGCGAAACCGCCGGACGAGAAGGCTGCCGCATCGCTCGCTCAGAACGGTGAGGAGCCATCCGCTCCCGACGACCTCGCCTACGCCAATGCCGCGATCCTCGCATCCGACCTCTACGACATGGACATCCCCGAACCCGAGTCCCTACTCGGCGACGGCCTCCTGATTCGCGGCACCATCGGCCTTCTCTACGGCAAACCCGGCCTCGGAAAGTCCTTCCTCCTCCTCCAACTCGCCCTTGCCCTCGCGCAGGGGACCCCGTGGCTCGGCATCTCCACCAAACCCACACCTACCGGCGTCTTCTGCCTCGAAATCATGCGCTTTCACCTCCGTAAGCGACTCCACGCCATCTCGGGCGGCTCACGCCACGGACACGACCGCCTCCCACTCCTCGCACGCGACGACATGCCCGTCCGTATGAACCTAGCCGACCCCGCCTGCATGACGCTCATCGAGCGATTCATCGAAAAGTACGAACTCGGGGCCGTCATCATCGACCCGCTCTCCCGTGCACAACCCGGCGATGTCTCCAAAGACATCGACATGGGACCCGTCATGGATAACCTCGACGCCCTCACCGCCAAAACAAAGTGCGCCTGCGTCATCGGCCACCACGACAGAAAATCCCAGGGCGGCCAGAACCAAGACGACGAGATGGACGCCGCCAAAGGTTCCGGCCGCCTACTCCAGGACCCGAACCTTGCCATCCATGTCCTCAAAAAGGAAAAACTCGTCCGCCTCACCGTCACCAAAACCAACTTCGGTGTCTCCCCGGACCCCATCTGGCTCTCCCGTTCTGATACCGGCCTCCTCCTCGTCACCGACTCCCCGGACTCCAAAACCAAGCACGCAGAAAAGCGGCGAGCTGAGATCAAAACCATCCTCCTCAACAACGCACCGACCCCCCTGCGACTTGCCGAAATCGCAGAAATCGGGCAGTTTTTGACGGTCGATGAAAAACCCGTCTCAAGCGACGTTATCTACAACGATATCAAGGCTTTGATGGCGAAAGACGGGCTCCTCGCGACAGGTGGTAATCGGGACCGTCGTTATTTTTATTCCGAGGATAGGCGAATAGATGTCGGAACAAATACACAAGTGATTGCGAAGACAGTGGATACAGGAAATCTTGGAATCTAGGCGTTGTTCGGTCCCTGAACACGTTATTCCGTATTCCGATGTGCCTTTTCCCCCCGTAGGGGGAAAGGCAACACATCGGAATGGAATAAACTCTTCGGAAAGGAGTCCAAAATGAGCGAGAAGAAAGACGACATGAAACGGTGCCAGCATTGTCGGTTTTGGGAAGGTACTCTTGAAGACGAGGAGGGCGACTGTAGAAAGTATGCCCCGAGGCCGTATCAACCATCTCCTTCCGAGGAGGTCGGAGCTAGGTCGTTTGAGTGGCCGACAACCTACTTCGAGGACTGGTGCGGAGATTTTGAGACTCGGTGGTCTTGAAGCAGGGAGTAGGACCCACCCCTATCTCTCTCTCCTCGCCCCCGTCTCAAGGGACCCATCCATCGGACCGCCGCCGCCGTGCCTACTCGATCGGGGTCTGGCTCGATCTCGCCGGCCTCGGGCGCCTCGGGCCGCGGATCGGACTAGGGTTGAGGCCGACACCAAGCTGCCATCAAAACTGCAGGCTCAAGACCTAACCTTTCCACGATGGCAGGGTCGAGCCGCACGATCCATTGCCCCCAGCAGTACTGGCACTCAATGATGCCGCGCTCAACCATCGTCTTGGCGTCATGGTAGGAGACTGGCGGGTTCTGGTGCTCGGCCCAGCGGAATAGCGTCGTAGCGTAAGGAATAGCGGCGATACGAGGGTCGAGATCGGAGAAGAGTCTAAGCCTAAGCCACTCGTCTCTGTCCGCGCGCGCGATCATCTTAGCGTGTCGCTTCGACAC